GTAGCAAAACTTTTTAATCGATTTTATAGTTACGTCGAACTGATTCTATGCTAACTCTGAAGCCACCGTGGAGTCAGAGGCTCAGCCAAGCACGCAATTGGTTTCCAAAACAGAACCAAAACGCATTGGCACTGGCCTGGCCGGACCCGGCAGACCGAAAGGCGTCGTACCGAAGGCGACGCGCGAGGTACGCGACGCGGCACGTGCTCTTGTTGATGATCAAGACTATCGCGCTGCACTTCGCGTGCGCTTGAAGGCTGGAACTGCTCCTCACATGGAGACGTTGCTCTGGCATTACGGGTATGGCAAGCCCACTGAGCGGATCGAAGTTAAGGATACGACGAATGAGTTCGAAGATCTGACCGCTGAGCAGCTGCGTGAACGTGCCCGCCTCATCGCTCACCGCATCATCGATCAACCGCAGCAAGACGACCCGAGCGTGCATTGACATCGTCGCACCTCGATCTGCCAGAGAAGCTTACTGTCACTGAGGCTGCGGCAGAGCTAGCGCGTGTTGAAACTGCGCTCGCTCGCCTTTCACTCCTCGATTTCACGACATACACGAAGCGCGACTACGAGATCAACTGGCATCACGTCATCGTCGCCGAGGCGCTCGACCGCGTCCTAGCTGGCCGATGCCGCCGTCTGATGATCTTTGAGCCGCCGCAGAATGGCAAGAGCGAGCAGGTCTCGCGACGCTTTCCGGCTTACGCCTTTGGCAGGCGGCCGAACCTGCGTATCATCGCGTGCTCCTATTCAGATACCTTGGCGCAGGATATGAGTCGAGACGTACAGAAGGTGATGGACACGCCGGAGTATCGCGTCCTATTTCCTCACTCTCGCCTGGCAGAATCGCGCGATGCCGAGAAGAGGACGCAGGGGCAGTTCGACGTCGTCGGTGGCGTCGGCTATTACATTGCGTCAGGTATCATGGGGTCGATCACCGGTCGTACGGCGGACATCGGAATCATCGACGATCCTGTCAAGAACCGCGAGGAAGCTGAGTCGGAAGTCTATCGCGACCGTGTCTTCGAACAGTACAAGTCAGCGTTTGCTACGAGGCAGTTTGGTAGTGACGGAGCGATCATCCTGTGCATGACGCGGTGGAACGAGGATGATCTTGCCGGTCGCCTGCTGCGGATCGCGGCCGAACATCCAGAAGCCGATCAGTGGGAGGTTGTCAGTCTGCCTGCGATCGCCGAGGAGGTAGACGCGCACCGTCAGGTCGGCGAGCCGCTGTGGCCCGCCAAGTATCCGCTTGAGGAGCTTGCTCGCAGGCGAGCAGGACTCGGCGCGTATGACTGGGCCGCGCTCTACCAGCAGCGACCGGCGCCGTCAGGCGGAGGACTGTTTCAAGAATCGTGGTTCGCCAATAGCTTCGTTGACGCCGCGCCTGTCAACGCCCGCCGTGCGCGTGGTTGGGACACGGCCGGTACCGAGAATGATGGCGACTGGACGTGCGGCGTGAAGATTGCTGAGGCGAACGGCATCTTCTACGTTGAAGACGTGCGCCGGCAGCAGGTCGGGCCGTCGAAGGTCGATGCACTCATCCGCGTGACGACCGAGGCGGACGGCGTTGCGTGCGCGGTGCGTGAGGAGAAGGAAGGTGGCTCGGCGGGCGTCGCGGTCGTCGCCGCGAGGGCGAAGACGCTGGCCGGGTTCAACTACGCCGGCGTGCAGATTAGCGGTAGCAAGGTGACTCGGTGCAAGCCGTTCCGCGCGCAGTGCGAGGCGGGCAACGTGCGCATCGTGCGCGGGCCGTGGAACGCGGCTTACGTCCAGGAGCTGTGCGGGTTTCCGACAGCGAAGCATGACGATCAGGTTGACGCGTCGTCGTGTGCGTTCAACGCCGTGCTGCTCGAGCCGGTCATCGACGACTGGTTGGTCGTATGAGCGCCAAACCCGAAGGCGTCCTCAAGTCCCTCACCTCGGTCCTCCTCGAGCGCTATCGCTTCTTCCGGCAGGCGGGTGTCAGCTTTGGCGGCGCACGCGACCTCTACGCGGTGCTCGGCTACCAGCGCATCCTGCAGTACCTCGACTATCGCCTGCGGTACCAGCGCGGCGGCATCGCGAAGCGCATCGTCGAGGCGTATCCGAAGGCGACGTGGCGCGGCGGCGTGGAGCTGTATGAGGACGAGGATGCCGCGAACGACACCGCGTTCGAAGAGGCGTGGAAGTCGATTCAAGATCGCCTGAACGTCTGGTCGCGCCTGCAGGCAGCCGACATCCTGGCCGGCCTGAGCACGTTCTCCGTCCTCCTCATCGGCGCGCCTGGCGAGCTTGAGACCGAGCTGCCGCGCGGCACGTCGCCGGACAGGCTGCTCTACCTCCAGCCCTACTCAGGCGGCGGCGGTCCGCCCACGTCCAACACGCTGCTCATGCAGAACCACACGCAGGGCCTGGACTCGGACTGCTCGATCAAGAACTTCGACGTCGATCCCAAGAGCGTCCGCTTCGGTGAGCCGCTGACCTACCTGCTTCGCCGCACGGACATCAACCTACCGGGGCAGATGCGCGAGATCCACTGGTCGCGTGTCATTCACGTGGCTGAGGGCTGCCTCGACGACAACGTCTATGGCATGCCGACGCTGGAGAACGTGTGGAATCTGCTTGATGATCTGGACAAGGTCACCGGCGGCGGCGCCGAGGCGTTCTGGCTCCGCGCGAACCAGGGCCTGCACCTCGACGTCGACAAGGATATGGGGCTGCCGGGGTCAACGAGCGCGGGCCTGAGCGCCGACGAGCGGAAGGCGCTGCACGAGAAGGCCGAGGAGATCCAGCACCAGCTGCAGCGCGTCCTAGTCACGCGTGGCGTGACCGCCACGCAGCTCGGCTCGGACGTCGCCAACCTCGGGCCGAACGCCGACGCCATCCTGAAGCAGATCGGCGGCAGTAAGGGTATCCCGACGCGCATCCTGACGGGTTCGGAGATGGGGCAGCTGGCCAGCGGCCAGGACGCTGACAACTGGCGCACGCAGGTTCAGGATCGGCGCACGAGCTACGCGGGGCCGATGATCGTGCGGCGGCTCGTCGACAGGCTCGTCGAGTACGGCTACCTGCCGAAGCCGAAGCAGTACGACATCGCATGGCCGGTCGAAGAGGACATGTCGGAGCTGGACAAGGCGACGTTGGCGCTTACCCTGACGAACGTTAACAAGAACTACGGCAGCGACGTGTTCGACGCCGACTTCATCCGCGAGAAGGCGTACAAGCTTGAGCCGCTCGAGGAGCTGCCGCAGTGGGAGTTCATGTCGGAGCTGGACAAGGCGACGCTCGCCACGAAGCTGGCGATGGTCAACAAGGAGATGGGCATCACCGTCTACACGGACGACGAGATCCGCGACATGTCGTTCGGCAAGGCGCCGCTCACAGACGCGGAGAAGGTGCCGATCGGGGCGCCCGAGCGCATCAGCGTGACGCAGCCGCCGGAGCTGGGGGCGGACGGACAGCCTATACCACAGCCCGCGCTGCCGAACACGCCGGAGATCAAGGCGGCGCTTAGGGCGCTGGAAGAGGCGATCGAGGCGGACGATGCGGAAGCCATCCTGAAGATACTTGGTGACGTGCCCGGACATGAGTTCCACGGGAATCAGTGGACCGAAGGCGGCGCGACGGGCATGATCTTTAAGGAGTACGCTACGACAGGTTATGGACCTGGCGAGCGTGGGGCTGAGAAGGCTCGTGCCGCCGCGCAGGAAGCGCACAAGGCACTGACGAAGGCTGGCTTCGTGAAGGCGGCACCGACGGAGCATAAGCATATCGCCGGCGAGAAGATGGGCAGGTCGCAGGCGTATTATTCCAGCTCGAAGAAGTCGACGACCGAGTATGCGCATCCCGACGGGCGAAAGGCATCGTTGCAGGCCACGTACGAAAAGACTAGCAACAGCAGCGTTCGTGTGAAACATTCATGACCCCTCAACTCGCCGCCCAGCTGCTCCTCACCGCGCACCGCAACGTGCGGATGCGGCAGCTCGGCGATCTGCCAGGGCATGAGTTTCACGGGAATCAGTGGACGGCGAAGGTGGGTGATCTGAATGATTTCCCGCATCTAGCTGCCTTGCGAAAAATTGCTAATGACCCCCGCATTGCGGAGATCGAGGGTGGTGGGTTAGATAGTGGAAGAGTATTCTTGCATGCTTCTTTAGGGTGGCTTTTCGGGGAGCAGCGTTCAAAGTCTGTCGGAAGCCGTGAAGAAATTAAACAGGCCATGAAGCTATTGCGTCATGAGGTGCCGAAGACGCTCGGAGATCTGCCCGGCCACGAGTTTCATGGGAATCAGTGGACAGCGTATCACGGAACGACAGCTGAGAACGCAGCGAAAATTTTGAAAGAAGGGCTCAAGCCAGACAAACAGGGGGACATCTGGACGACGACGGATCTAATTGAAGCGAGAACCTACGCGCGTGCCGCAGGTAATAATTCCGTGATCTTAAAGATCAATGTACCTGCGCATGATACGACGAAGTATGACGAACGTAAAGGTGGCAAAACGCTTCGCGTATATAAGGAACCACTCAAAGCTGAATACGTGTCGATGCATTCCGCGCATGTCAGCGGCGGGCCTTTTGGAGAATGGAAGACACTCTCCGCCATCCCCGTCTCCTCCCGCGACCTCACCCCGCTCCACAAGGCCGCCGACGCGCACTACGCGTCCATCATGCTCGCGGTGAGCGCGGCGTTCATGAGGGGGAAGAAGGCGCTGAGGGCGAGCTTGCGAGGAGCGGAGTTCAATCCTGATGAACCGCGTGATGAGAAGGGGCAATGGACGAGCGGCGGCGTTCAACCAGAAGAAAAGGCGATCGCTGAGCGTCTTGGGCTGCCGACGACCTATAGCGGTACGGACAGCATGACGTCTCTTAGCGGTCGTTTGAATCCGGAGTCAGCTCGTGCCTACTTTGCGGGTAAGGCAGTTGATAACCCGATTCCGAAGAACAAGACGCTGACGATGGAGCAAGCTCAGAGGTTGCCCATCATGATGAGCGGCGAGACGAAAGAGGTTAGTATCGCGCCACTCAGGTCAACGCAAGACTACATCCAACCGAGTGCTGTTGAAAAGTATAAGAACGGCGAAGGGATGACCTCGCGTCCTGTCGTCGCCACGATCCACGGCGAAGAAGTGCTGTTGAACGGCAATCATAACGTGTTGGCGGCGCAACTACGAGGCCAGGACACGATCAAAGTTCAGCACCTTGGCGACTTCTCCAAGCATGCCGACTATATCAAGAAGGTCGACGCGCAAGGCGGCGGATTTACGTCGTTATCTGCTTCTCCGAACATCTCCGCAGCGGTCTCCGCCATCCGCGCCTCGCTCGTCCACGACCTGCCGCCGGCGCTGGAGAAGGCGTATGTGGCGGGTGGGGGAACGGTTGGCGGGTTGAAGGCTGCCGGCGACGTCGAAGGGCATCCGTTTCATGGGAATCAGTGGACGGAAGGCGGCGGTACGACGCGCGAAGAGAAGATCGCTCGCATCAAGGAGATCAACACGCAGCTGAAGCCCATCCTCTCTTCAACTGGCGGCAACCTGACGGCAAAGCAGGCGCTGCAAGTAGAGAAGATGACTGGCGAGATTCAAGGGCACTCGTTTGACATTGCGAAGCCTATCACGCCTGAGAAGGTTGCTGAGAACATCGCAAAAGCTGGCGGCACAGCAGCGCAGAATACGATGAAGCCGGAGACGATCGCGGTGGCGCAGCACGACCTCCTGCAGAACAAGGACGTCTACTCGGCTATCACGAAGTCTGCGACGGGTTCTTGGTTCAATCGCGATACACCCATCGACGACATCATGAACGGCAAGAACCCGAAGGTGAGCGCAGACCAGTTCCGTGCGACGTTCGAGAAGACGCGTGAGACGCTGCGAGCACAGTATGGCGACAAGGTGCCAGCATATCGGGCCACAACCAATCAGAGGTCCAAGGCGACGCAGAACTGGGCGACGACTCGAGAGTTTGCTGCCAACTTCGGCAAGAATATCGTGGAGCGTAGCATTCCGATCAGTTCTATCATCGGAGCGAACGTTGGCTTGCGTGGCACATATCACGAGTTGATCGTTGATGCGCGAGAGATTAGGGGCGCTGCTACTAAATTCAAGATGCAGTTCGACGCCAAGAACTCTAACGCCGCCACCTGGGCCCTGACGCACGCCACGCAGATCGCCGACGACATCAGCCAGACCTCGAAGGACAACATCGCGCTGGCCGTCGCGCGGGCGCAGGAAGAGGGCGTCCTCGGCGAGCAGTACGACGAGATCCTGGACGCCGTGGGCGACGAGGCGCGGGCCTCCCTGATCGCGCGCACCGAGTCCATGACCGCCGTCAACGAGGGGCAGCGCGATGCCTGGGACCAGGCGCTCGAGAAGGGCTTGCTGACGGAAGACAACCGCGTCGTGTGGATCGCCACGTCGGACGCCTGTCCGGAGTGCGAGGAGCTGGACGACGCGGAGCGTACGCTGGACGGCGAGTATCCTGGGGACGGTGGAGACGGTCCTCCTCTCCACCCAAATTGCAGGTGCACGGAAGGGATCATAGGATGATAATGACCTTCACGAGCGGGGTGCTCAACGGTGCCACGGCCTCATGAACCTCACGAGTCGGACTACGTCGTACGGTACAGCGGTCCTGAACGTCGGAACGGCATTGGCAATGGCGACTGGACGTCGCTCAAGGCGTGGGCGAACGCGATCGGGATCATCGGCATCCCAGGCGCCATCGCTATCTATCTCGTCTACATCGGCGCGACGGAGATGCCAAAGTTGGTAGTCAACAGTTCACAGGCGATCGTCGAGATTCAGAAGACGCGCGACACGCTCCGTGACCATATCGTGCAGACGGACATCCTCATTCGTGCCATCGAGCGGACGTGCGTTGGCGTCGCGAAGGACTCCGATGCTAGAGCGAGATGCCTTGATAAGTAGTACCTGGAAGGGGTGGATCTGGCGCGTCGGGGTGGCGCTGGTCCTGTGCTTGTGGGCCATCGTCGGGCTTGAGGCCGCGTTCAGCATCCGCGTCATCTACACGAACGCCGCGCAGATCGCGGAGGTCAACAGCGAGATCGTCGAGATGCAGAAGATTCACAGCTCGAAGATGAGCGAGATGTCTATGCGTCTCGACATGCTTGAGAAGGTCCTGTTCGGCGACGTGCTGTCAAAGATCGCCGCGCAGCCGAAGGGCATCGAGACGTGGCAGCAGAATCGGGACAGGGAGATGCGCGAGCGGATCAGCAAGCTGGAACTCTGGCGTCTGCATCAGGACGCGCGATGACATGTCTCTCGATCGCGGACAGGGCGACAAGAAAAAGTTTCCGGCCAAGGACCTTGAGCGGCTCTACAAGAAGGGTATCGAGCAGCAGAGGATTCGAGGCGATCAGTTGAACGCGATTATCGGCGGGAAGGTCTACGACCCGGACGCCTGGTACGACGTCACCGAGAAGGGTGTCGAGAAGTTGTGACATGGGCATACCTGGCCGTGGCGTTCGTGGCAGGATATTGTGCAGGGCTGAGCAGGGCACGGCGGCTCATTCGTCAGTTGACAGAAGACTTGAAACGTAGCGCAACGAACTTACAGGGCGCGGTTGACGCGCAGAAGGATACCAGATGATTCTCGATGATCTCAAGGTGCAGGTGACGGCGACGACGGATGTGGAAGCCTCTGCCGTGGTGGCGCTCAACGGTGTAGCAGCTCGCATTCAAGCGGCCGTGGACGCGGCGATCGCGGGCGGCGCGACGGCGGAGCAACTGGCTCCGGTGCAGGCCGAGGTCGACGCACTGAAGGCATCGTCAGACGCGCTGGCGGCTGCGGTCGTGGCGAATACGTAGATGAGTCATGGGCCGGAGGCAGCGCTATTCGACTCCGGATCAGGATGCCTTCATCTATACGCTGCAGGTAGAACTGGTGGCGCTTGAAGACGCTCTTACCATATTGGAGCGCAGAATCATGCTACTACGAGACCGAGTGCAAGAGGAACTGGCCAAGAGGTGGGGCAAGGAATGCCCCGTGAAGAAGGCTTGATATGCCAAATCGTCCTGAGCATACCGACAAGATGAAGGCCTGCGTGGCGAAGCTTCAGGACACGCATGATGATTCGTCTGCCTACGCCATCTGCACGGCGTCGTTGCAGAAGGCTGGCGAGCCGGTCTTCGTGGGGGCTGCGGCCGGTGGCGTGGAAGAACTGAAGTTGTTGGCAGGGCACAGCGTGTTGAAATCCCTCCACCTCGTCGGCGCCACAGGCGTCGTGCGCACGGAGATGTTCGAGGGGCGAGAGCACCTCGTCGTGCCGCTCATTGCGCTGATGGAGGGCGTCATCCACGCCATGAATGCCGAGACGCCGGAGTTCGTGCCGCTGGCCACGCTGCAGAAGGCTGCGGCGACGTGGAACGGTCGCCCTGTTACTCTCGGTCACCCATCGCGTGGCGGGGTTCAGTGCTCGGCCAACGACCCCGGCATCCGTGAGTCGCATGGCATCGGCACGATCTTCAACTCGCGCGTCGTGGGCACGAAGCTGCTACAAGAGGCGTGGATCGACAAGGCGAAGGCGAAGAGGCTTGACCCGGCGATGCTCGCGCGCCTCGTGACAGGCGAACGCGAGGAGGTCAGCGTCGGGGCGTTCGTCATCACGGACGGCACGACGGGCAGCTACAGGGGCAAGCCGTATCGCGCGCAGTGGCTGGAGACGATCGGCGATCACCTCGCGTTCCTCCCCGGAGGGCGCGGCGCCTGCTCCGTGGAGATGGGATGCGGGACGCACCGGGCCGCGATGCGGATGTTAGGAGGATCGATGGAACTGCTGGGATCGATGCCGGACAAGGCGCAGGTCGAGATCAACAAGCCTGGTCATCCTGCGCACGGCAAGAAGGGCAAGATCACGTCGTCGAAGGGCGACATGCATACTGTCGGCGATTATGGCACGTTCAAGCAGTCGGAGTTGAAGGCTGCAGCGGATGGCGAGGAGGCCGCCGAGCTTGTCGGCTACAACCTGCTGCGCACGCACCTCGACACGATGGGCAAGGCGTGGGACGAAGCCTCGAAGATCGTCAATGAGCTGATCGCCGACGAGACGGAGAACCCTACCGAGACGCCGGCGGAGGAAGCCGCAGAAACGCAGGTCGAGTCGGCAAAGCTTGACGCCCTGATGTCGCTCATGTCGACGATCGCCAGCAGCGCCTCGCTCGCGATGTCTTGCTGCATGGACATGAACGCGCCGGACATGCCGGAGGCCGTGGGCGTGGCACCTCGCTACATGGCGATGCCGACGATGCCCTGCCCGACGTGCGACGGGACGGGGCAGGTGAAAACCGACAGCAAGCAGGCGGACTGCACAACCTGCGACGGCACGGGCGAGGTACCGAAGTTCAAGGCGGCCGGTGATTCACCAGGCCACGATTTTCACGGCAACCAGTGGACAGAGGGAGGCGGCGGCAGTAAGACGGACGCAGAACGCCGTTCTCATGACGGCTACAACGGGTCGCCTACCCCTCGTGATGGAGATCGCGTCAAGATCATGGGTAAGGTGCAAGGAGCAGGGAAGAAGGGCACGGTCAACTTCCCGACGTCGGACAGGTCTTTTGCTTACGTGCATGATGAGGAAACAGGAAAGTCTATCGGTTCCTATCATGTATCGAATCTCAAGGTCCTTGGGTTGTTTCAAGTTCTGGCTGGTTCACGCCACAACAAGAACGACCAGCAGATGGTTCAGGCAATTCACGATCAAGCTCAGGCGCTGGGTGCGCAGTGCGACCGGGCGAACTACAAGATGCTCCGCGACATCTCGCAGAAACAACGCGAAAGACTTCCGGATGCAGATTTCGCTGGCAAGGGCACGTCCTTTCCCATCAAGAAGCCGGAGGACGTGTCGGCGGCAGCGAGTTCAATCGGTCGGGCGGGCGCGGGCAACTATTCGACGGACGAGTTGAAGGCGAACATCATCAGGATTGCCTACCGGAAGGGTGCATCGTTCGTCGCGCAGCTCCCGGAGGCATGGAAGAAGAAAGCGGATCACAAAGCAGCAGCAAACGATCCAAACCGATTCTACATCGAGTCGGTTCTCAAGGGTGTACGATGAGTTGCGGATGTCCGACGGCGACATGTCGCTGTCATACAGGAGAGGTTATGGAGAATACGACACGCGAGGAATTGATTGCAGCGCTCGTCACGGATCGGTACAGCGGGTACAAGGACGGCGACGAGACGATGCTCCAGACAGCATCGGACGCGCGTCTGGGCGAGTTCAGGGCGTCGGCGGAGGCCAACCGGACGGCGGTGAACCGCATCAGCTCGCTGGAGACAGAGCAGCGCAACCTGCAGGCTCGCTTGAAGGTTGCTGAGGATCGCGTCAAGGCGTCCGAGCAGCCCCTGACGGAGGCCGAGTTCCTGCAGCGCGCGCCGGAGTCGTTCAAGCGCGTGCTTGAGGGACACAAGGCCGAAGAGGACCAGACGCGCGACGCGCTCGTGTCGATGCTGAAGGATCTCGGCGCCAACAGCGAGGCCGAGCTGAAGACGAAGAGCATCGCCGAGCTGCAGACGCTAGCCAAGTACGCCCGCGTTCAGGTTCCTGATTTCAGCGGCAAGGGCGTGCCGGTCCTGCGCGACGCGGAACGCACGAGCTACGCGGCACCCGATCCTTACGCGGCCGGCCTCAAGTCGCTGCGCGAGCAGACTCACTAAGATTTCGGCGGCTGAAGTCGCCAAGGAGATAGAGAGATGTCAATCACGAGAACGAATCCGAACACGATCTTTCTGGGAGGCTCGCGTACCGAGGTCGGCGACCTGGCCGCGGCAACATCCATCACGCCCGGCATGCTTGTCGAGCGCGATGATGTCGGCAGCGTCATTCGCTGGAAGCTCGCCACGGCTGACATTGCGGGACCGCCCGCGGTGGCGACCGAGCAGGCGTCCGTCAACAAGGGTGTCGACGATGTCTACGCGACGGGTGACCTGATGGAAGTCTCCATCGGGCACAAGGGCGCTGCGTTCTGGATGCTGATCGCATCAGGACAGAACATCGCGGCAGGCGACCTGCTCGGCTCTGCTGGTAACGGCACGCTGAAGTCAGGTGCGACCGTTGCGCGCTTCTCGGCACTCGAAACCAAGGCCACCGTCACCGTGACGACGCGCATCCGCGTCGAGGCACTGTAGTCAGCTTAGGGCTCCAGAGCCCGACAAGGAGAGATGAGATGGAACAGGAAATGAGATTCACGGCGGCAGCGGCAAACAGCCCGCTGGCCAGCGTCATCATGAACGCGTTGAAGGGTAGCGGCGGGTGGTCGATCGACGCGATGCGCCAGCCGGGCATCGACCTGCTCAACGCGGCAGAGTACGAGAACGGCTACCGGTTCCGTGCGGCAGGTCCTCTGCAGGACAAGGCGCAGGTCGTCATCGACAAGGCGGTCGTCGAGGTCGGACTGCAGCGCCTGACGATCGCGGCCGACATCATGGCGGCGGGGCTTACCTACACGCTGTCGGATCCGCTTAGCATCGCGCAGCTGGAGTGGAACTCGATGAGCAAGTCGGGAGCTGCACAGCGCACGATGTCACCATCGGCGAGGGGTGAGAACTCGATGCCCATCATCACGGTGAATCGCCTGCCGATCTACCTGACGACGGACAAGTTCGAGATCGACATCCGGACGCTCAAGACGTCGCAGCGGATCGGCACGCCGCTCGATACGTCGATGGTCAAGCAGAAGGTGCGGTCGGTGAACGAGGCACTCGAGGACGCGATCATCAACGGCGCCACGACGCTGGACGGCCAGGCGCTTGCCGTCTCCGGCTACTCGGCGCCCGGCCTCCTGAACGAGTCGCATGTCAACACGCAGAACCTGACGGCTGCTGCGTGGACGACGACACCGAACGGCCTGACGATCCTGACCGAAGTGCAGGCGATGATCACGAAGCTGCAGGCCGACAAGAAGTTCGGTCCATATCGGCTGTACGTCGGCACGCAGATCTCGAACGTGCTTGACACCGACTATAGCACGGCGACCAACACGGTGACGACGATCCGTGAGCGCCTGCTGATGCTCGACTCGCTGCAGGCGATCCGCACGGCGGACCTCCTGACCTCGGGCAACGGTGCGACCCCGTCCATCGGCAATAAGGTCATCCTGCTGCAGATGACGTCGGACGTGGTCGACATGGTCGTCGGACAGCCGCCGACGGTCATTCCGTGGACGTCGCTTGACGGGTTCACGATTCACAACCTGATCATGGCGATCATGATCCCGCGCGTGAAGAGTGACTATGAGGGCAACTCCGGCGTGTGCGTCGGGACGACGGCGTAGTTAAACCGATTCGACGGAGGCGGATTCATATGGACACACCAACTGAGAAGCCATCCCTGGATCTCCTCCGTCGAGTATTTGTACCAATTGAGCGACGCACGGTGAAAGGCACGCTCGTCTTCAAGACGCAGGATGGCGACATGTACGCGCGGCTGGCGGACGGCTCGATTCGACGGACGCACCCGAAGGTTAATGGCAAAGACGCGCGTCGAGCGCGCCAGCAAGCTCGGATGCTTCAAAGAGCATCATGATGAAAATTCGCGCAGCGATTGTTATGCTGGCACTCCTCTCCGCAGCGGTCGTGAGGTACCGATGACGCAGCGTGACGCTGTTTGCCGCTGCGCGGCACGTAGTCGACAACGAGACGTCGCTCACGACCGCCGTCGCGTCCGGCGTCTGAGAATAGCGCTCGCATGACTGGACGTAGCGCGGAGGGAAGCGATCGCGGTCCGCGCCGTTGCCGGAACTTATCAGGAGGTCGGTAGCATGAATACGAATCCGCAGGCCATCGCGTTCGCGAATGGCCGCATCCGCCCCGCCGCAGATCGTCTCGCCCAAGCCTATTACATGGCGAAGGCGCTGGTAGCGGATTGGAACGCGCAGAACGTGGCGGCGGTGATCATCCCTGGCGATACGGTCAACATCATCAGTGATGGCTCAGCCACGGACGGGCGGAAACCCATTACCAACGACAACGCCTACGCGATCATCCTGCAGGCCCAAGCCTTGATCACGTTGTATGAGGCGAGCGGTGGAGCGCCCCTGACCTCCATCCTGCTCGTTGCGCCGAATCCTGCCGTGAAATAGCCGATGGCCGTTCCAACCATTCTGGTCAACTCCTCTACGGGCAGCGACTCCGCTGCCAGTGGCGCTGGGCCAGCGACGGCCAAGACCGGGAGTGCGGGTGTCTCGACAGGCACGACGGTGGTCCTTGACGGGTCTCCCGACTTGTCTGGTGTCGCCACCGACGGGAGCCATGTCCTGTTCTTCAACGACACCACGAGTGGAAATCGGAACTTTGCCGCCATCACAGGGAAAGCCAATAGCGGCACACCGACCGCCCAAGTGACCGTCGCGCTGGCTTTCGCTGTGACCACGAAGGCATGGGCTATCGGCGGGAAGCGGGCCAGCGTCTATGGGTCACTGCGGCTGGTAGATAACAACGGGACTGACGCGGACGCGCAGGCGGGCTGGACCGTGCAGATGGAATCGGGCCACACCGAAACCTTCGGCGGGCGGCTGGATGTCCGTGTCTCCGGCACGACGGTCGGCGCGTTTACGCTGCAGGGCGATCCCGCCGCTAGCGTGACGCCCGTGATCACGACGCCGAATGACATCGTGCCGCGGCAAAACTTCCAAGCCTACAAATACTTCAGCATCGTCGGCAGTGGTGGTCCCGCGAACGGCTTCATCGAGCTGGCTGGGTATATTCGGTATGAATCGCTGACGTTTTCTAGCTTTTCAGGGGGCATTAGCCTTGACCTGAGCGGCGGTGGAAACGATCAGGTGATCAACTGCACCTTCACCGCGAATGCCCACGCCATCAGCGTGTCGCAGGATACGCAGATCATCGGGAACTACTGCGTCAGTCAAACGGGATCCGCGATCAAGTGCAATACCCAGCCGCTGACGGGATTGCTGATCTATGACAATTTGATTACTGGCGCTGGGGCGGAAGGCATTCAACTCGATCAGTCCCGTTCGGATCTATACGCCGGTGTCCACATCATTGCCAACACCATCGACAGTTGCACGGCGGATGGCATCAAGTATGTCTCGACGGCGAACGGGGCAGGCAACAGCGAAGGAGCGCTCTGCGTCATCAACAACATTCTCAGCAACAATGGAGGCTATGGCCTCAATGTGGACTCGACGCTGGCGGCGGCAAACTCCAGAGGGATTGTGGTCCGCAGTAATGATACCTACAACAATTCCTCTGGGGCCTATAGTCCGACGGGTCTCGGGGTGGGGGATCCGGCGACGAATCCGGCGTATGTCGGGAGCGGCAACTACACCCCCACGGCGAGTGCCCTGAAGGGGGCCGCGATCCCACTCTCCTTGAACGGGGCGACGAACTACCAGTGGATCGGCGCGATTCAGGCGCTCGCCCTGATCCTAGCAATACTCGGAGTCACGATTCAAGAACCGGTCATCGGCAGCAATACCTTCTAAAGGAGATAGCATGAGTTTCAAACAGGGCGAGAAGATTCACACGCACGATGGCAAGGTCCACCGTGTCGGAAAGGGCGGCAAGCTGCCGAAGATGCGCGTGCCCGGAGAGCGGCACGCGATTCGGGGCTTCATCCGAGGGGCGCTGGTCGATTGCCTCTCCGGCGAGGAGCAGGTCGGCGACTGGCACGAGAACGTCATCACGACATACGGCTTCGGCATCGTGGTTCGCAACTATGCGGGCCTCGCGTCGTCGGCCTCGTCGGTCGCCGCCACCGTCACATCAGACATGGGCTTTGCCAGGTTCTGGGGCCTGGGCTACCAGACGGAGGCGCAATCCAGCAACTTCAGCACGATGTCGAAGATCGACTCGACGGAGTGGCCGCTTGCCTCGACAGGTGGCGTCAGCCGCGCGACGGTCTCGGTCGGTTCGCAGCTGCTGAGCGGCACGTACTCGCTCTCGCAGAGCTTCCAGTACGCGAGCAGCCAGATCAGCCACGCTCAGACCGTGAACTGCATCGCGCAGTACCACCACTCGTCGGTCGGCTCGGGCACGGCGCACTCGCTGGCGACGTTCGCGTCGAGCACGAAAGGGACGACGCAGGCGCTCAACGTGACGTACAACTGGGTATTTTCAACTTAGTAGGGATGCGCCTAGTAGGGAGGCCGAACGGCGCAACCTTCTTTTAAGGATGGTCATGGCGAAGCAGAAGCAGACAGGACCAGATCCGAAGTTCACCGTTCCTATCGGCACCGAGGGCGCCCCTCTGGAGATCATCTACGGGCATAACACGGCGGTCAAGAAGGTGCTGATGCAGTTCAATTTGCTCACCAGCAGTTTGATTTTGACGCCAGAGGATGCCCGCGACGTGGCGCGCAAATTGCTCCATTATGCCGACATGGCCGACGGAAAGAAGGCCATGTGACGCCCAAACTGCGCAAGAAGATCGAGGCCAAGAAGGGGATCCTGCTTGACATCTCCTTCGGCGGGGCTACTCAACCTCGTAGTATCACCCTCGGTCCGAAGGGCGACATCCGTCAGCCTCCAACCGATACATTTCAACTACGTTCCGCGTGCGTTCATACGGCGATCGTGACGCACGTCCTGGAGTTCATTGAACCGCAGAAATACTTTGCGTGGTGGAATAATTTGCACCGCGTGATGTTGAAGGATGGCATCGTCTACATCAGCGGACCCTACGGCGGCGACGAGAGTCAGGGCTGGCTCTCAGACCCGACGCATCGGATTCGGATCGTCGAGCAGAGCTTCGCGTGGCTCGACCCGCAGACACCGTTCTACGCGCTGCACGAAGCAAGGGGGCGCAAGACGCCGCTGCCGTGGAAGACGTTGACAGTTGCGCGCGTACCCGGCGCGCATGGCACGGTGACGTACAACGTGACGATGCAGGCGGTGAAGAAATGAGCGACAAATCTATTCGCGCTGTCGCAATCGACGATCCGATCTGCCCGATGTGCCGGACACCGACACTCGGCGTTGATGAGGGCATTGGTCGCTCGGCATATGAATCCGATGTAAGCGAAGAAGGTGAAGATGAGATGCTCATCACGACTACGATGTGGTGGAAGACGCGCTGCCACACGTGCAAGACGTCCGTTGAGCGGCATTTACTTGGCGTGGTCGGTTGCCAAGAGGGAGGCTTTGAGCCTAACGTGTCCGAGGAAGTTGAACCGACACCTCACGGTCTCATCATCAAGGAACTGCGCGAGCTGAAGGAAAGTTTGGCGGTGAAGTGATGGACATCCGCACAATCACCGAACTCTCCAAGCTACTCGGCTCTCGACGCCCGAAGAGCGTCTACGAGATTGGCAGCCTGAACATCAACGGCAGCGTCCGGACCCTCTTCCGCGACGCGAAGGAGTATCACGGCATCGACATCGTCGAAGGCCGGGATGTCGATACAGTCGGCTACGGCTCGACATATGAACCTCCGTTTCGCCCCGACTGCGTCGTATGCTGTGAGGTCTTCGAGCATACGCCTGACACTGAGGCGATTGTCAATCAGATGGCGAAGCTCGTCGTCCCTGGTGGCATCGTCCTGATCTCCTGTGCCGGGACACAGCGTCCGCCGCACAGCGCGGTAGATGGAAAGGATCTGCCGGATGACGAGTACTACGCTGGCATCGACCATCTGGTGCTGACCGAATGGCTGAAGGCAGCAGGCCTCGTCAACCTCCGGCTGATCATCGGCTGTCTGCCGGATACGACAGACCCGGATACCCAGGGCGTGCACGACATCTACATGATCGGGCAGAAGCCGATTGGCGCTTTGGCCAATCCGTACGACCCCGTCACGATGGGATCGTCGGCCGCGAATGCACCGCCGGCAGACATCGCCACGCCGAAGCAGCTGACGGTCGTCGAGCAAGGCAAGACGACTCTCGAAGAGCTCGCGCAGTCCGTGCTCGATACGCGGGAGAAGTACGGCGAGGTTCTCCAGGCTTACCACGAAGTCTGGTACAACGCGCCGCATACGTGGAGCTACACGCAGTTCCTGAATATCGGGGTCATGAAGTCGCCTAACGACATGTGGATCTATCAGGACATCATGGTGAACCACAAACCGCAGACGGTCATCGAGACCGGGACGTATCAGGGAGGTTCGGCGCTGTGGCTTGCCTCGCTTGCCGACCTGATGGGGATCGACACGAAGATCTTCACCATCGACATCAAGGACTTCCGGCGCTGTGCGCATCCACGCATCACGTTCATCCGCGGCGACTCGACAGATCCAGGATTGGCGGCGGACTTGGCCAAGCAGGTTGAAGGATCGCTGCTGGTGATCCTCGACGCGGATCATTCTGCCGAGCACGTGCGAAAGGAGCTCGAGCTGTACGCGCCGCTCTGCAAGGTCGGCGACTGGCTCGTCGTCGAAGATACGAACATCGCGTGGCCTGGCGAGCAGGGCGACCGCGGTGCAGCAGGAGGGCTGGCCGACTACCTCGCGCAGCATCCTGGCGAGTGGCAGCAGGACATCTTGTCCGAGCGGTTCCTGTTGACGATGAATCCCGGCGGGTGGATGCGCCGCGTCGGCGTGTACAGGGAGTTTTACTACGAAGGCGAACTACAGAAGCAGCAGCTGGAGAGTGTGAAGTGAAGTGGACAAAAGAAGCGGCCATCGCTCATCGAGAGCGCGTAGACGAACGCGCCAACCGCAAGGCTGACGTCGAGAAGCGAGATTGGGCGGAACACAAGCACGCGCGAAAGCTGAAACGAACGAAGTCCATGCTCGGCGAAGTCTCGAAGGGCATCTTCGTCAACCCGGTCAACCCGAAGACTGCCGAGAATCAGGTCCAGGTCCTCCTCGGTACGCCGACACTCGGAACGGTGCGCATCGAATGGCACAACATGATGAAGGGCATGGTCAGCCCGCCGAACTGGTCGCTGATCACCAGCACGCCGACAGGCTATACGGTGCCAGACGCGCAGAACATGCTGGTCGACACGATGCTGCGTGGCAACCTGCGGGCCTTGCTGCTCATCGAGGATGATACCTGTCCACCTCCGCACGCCATCCTGACATTCGACCGCTGGTTCTGGAAGATGGAGCGTCGACTGGCGCCGCCGGTCGTCAGCGGCCTGTATCACATCAAGGGTAGCGCGGAGGTGCGGAATGGCAAGAAGGGCGGAGTCGAACTGCTTGGTCCTGAACCACTTGCATACAGGGGGAGTGGGCAGCGTGCCTATCGTGACTGGAAGATGGGCGATGTCATCTGGGTGTCCGGCGTGCCGACTGGTGCACTCCTTCTCCATCGCTCGATCCTTGAGGCATGGGCGAAAGAGCCGGACGTCGAAGAGTACGCTGTGCCGGGCTACCCGCACGTCATGAAGCGCATCTTTCAGCAGCCGTCGCACGTCTGGGTAGATCCCGAGACGAAGGGCGTGCATGTTGCAAGTGGCACCTCGGACTTGTGGTGGTCGGAGCAGACGATCAAGAGGGGCCTGCTCGAGAAGGCTGGCTGGAAGAAGTACGCGAAGAAGGAGTTCCCATACATCATCGATACGGGCATGCACTTCAAGCACATCGATCGTGCGACGGGGATGATGTACTGATGGTCACGACAGTTGCATGCCCTGTCTGTACCAAACCACGCGAGGAAGATTCGCCATGTTGGTGGTGTGAGGATGGCCTTTCGAAGACGAAGCACTCGTGGAGTTGGAAGGGTTGTGGCGTGTGCCACGGATCTTGCCATGGCGGACATTGCGGAAATGGATGTGAGGCATTCGGTGGATGCCGGAAAACTAGATGCATCTGCAGTCTGATCGGTCCATGTCGCCCGTGGTGGAAGCCGAGATGGCTAGGTAACTGGATGTTTGGAAGGCGAATTCGGAATGTCTACTGACAACATCGGCATCGCTGACCTTGTCTTCGTCGAGATGCAAGAATGCGCACCACTCGATACCGTTATTGAAGAACAGGTGCATTCAGTAGACGCCGTGCACCCAAGCAACGTGCTCGCCGGCACGACGCACCGTGACTGTGGTGGAATCGTGCGCTGGGAATATGAGTCGGACAAGCCTGTCGAGTTCGGGCAGGCGCGGTGTAAGAAGTGCGGACAGGTGGTGACCGTGCGAGGCGCGCTAGTTGGCTGATCTCTCAGTAGTCGTCGTCGCCGCGACGCTGGCCCTCTCGGAGACTGTCTCCCCGAGCGGCCTTGGCAGTCGCACCCGGTTCTACTTCCCGAACAGTGGGACCGCGGCCGTTTCGCCGTCCGCAGGGACAGGCTGGAACGACACGACGCAATTCGATCGAGTCGCCCTCGCTCGCTCGCACAAGAACGAAACGGCGGTTACGAAGACTGAGATCTTCAACGGGTCAGTCCCGGCGAAGGTGCTCATGCGGCAGTTCGTCTCCGAGCCTATCTCTGCGCAGGTCATTTCCGGCTCAGTCAAAGGCCAGCTGCAAGGGCTTACGAGTCAGGTCGCGAAGCTGGGCAACGTAGCCGTTGCCATCCGCATCGTCAAGAACGACGGGACGGATTATAACCCCGTCAAAGACCTGATTCAGACGCCAGCAGCCGGCGATCTGGTCGCCGCTCCTCCGCAGTTTAGCACGACGCTCACGAACCGCTCCCTGAACAACATCAGCGAGCAGGTCGGCATCGGTCTGACTCCGCAGACGGCAGTTGCTGGAGACCGGATTGTCATTGAGCTGGGCGTGCTGGACACGGTTGCCAACGCGTCGAGAACGCTCGGACTCTCGTTCGGCGGGACGACGATCACCGACCTCGCCGAGGACAACACCACCACCACCGTCAACTATCCGTGGATCGAGTTCAATACTCCGATCCTGATGGATCCGATTGAGCTGCTCAAGCTCTCGGAAACCGTCACGGCAAAGAGGTATGGCGATGCCACGCCTGCGAATGAAGTCCTCCGACTCTCGGATACGGTCACCGTCACGCGCGATCTTGAGACGGGAGGGTTCGACGAGACCCTGCGGTTATCGGACGTAGTTTCGTCAGCGCTACAGCTGGCCGTCTCAGTCGGGTCAGAAACCTTACGCATAACTGATACCTCAACTCCTGCGATAGAACTATCGACGTCCCTGACGGAGACGTTCCACCTTGGTGATGGTGGTGCGGTCAACCAACAAGGTATCGTCCGACTTGAAGGCGTCCTTCGCGTCATAGATGGTCCGCCCGTCGCGGAGCTAGGCTTCTTCGTCGGTCCGGAGGTTCTTGTCCTCTCGGATACGGTCGCTGCCGCGTTAACGAGCGGCGCTAGTGATCTTAATGCCTCCGGATTTGATGAGACGCTCAAGCTCTCCGAAAGCGTTCAGACAACACTCGATCCGCTGCAGGCAAGCCCCTCAGAGATCATTCACGTTTCGGATTCCGTCCAGACGCTGCTAAATCCGCTGCAGGCGTCGCAGACGGAAACGCTGAAGCTGACGGATACCGTTCAGGCGCAGCTTGATACGCTACTCGTATCGCTCTCCGAGACGCTCAAACTTTCTGATGCAGTTTTTGCGTCGACCGACGCACTGAGCGCGTTACTTCAGGAGACGCTGAAGCTCTCAGAAGCGCCACAAGAGACGCTTGACCCGCTGCAGGCATCGCCGCAGGAGATGCTGAAGCTCTCCGACGTGCTGCAGGCGCAGACGAACCAGCTGAACGCGTCACAAACCGAGACGCTCAAGCTCTCCGAAGCACTACAGGCGCAACTCGATACGCTGCTGGCCTCTCTCAGCGAGATGCTGCGTCTATCGGACAGCATCCTGGCGTCACGTGACCTATCAGTTAGCGGCATCGACGAGACGCTCAAGCTGACGGATGCAGTCTTCGAGACGCTCGATCCACTACAGGCGTCGCCAAGTGAGACGCTCAAGCTGACAGATACCGTCTTCACCACGCTTGACCCGCTTCAGACGACGCCAAGCGAGATCGTTCACGTCACCGATACGGTCACGCCTGCACTTGAACTGTCCACGTCGCTTCAAGAGACGCTCAAGCTTTCCGAGAGCGCCTCGGGTATTACGGATCTCCTTGCGACGCTGAGCGAACTGGTTCACGTCTCAGATGCAGTTACGGCGAAGCGTTACGGCGATGCGACTCCGAGTGCGGAAACGGTTCGGATTGCAGA